TTCCCAAATAGTAAATATTGCGGTCGTTACTACGATGATGATAATGACCACTAAAGACCAAATCAAATTTGCTGAAAGTTTCTGCAGAAAATCCTTCATGACTTTCCATTCCTCTATACATTGCGAACCCAGCAATCTCCAAATGCCCCATGCATAATGTAGAAGTTGTGTTCTTTATTTCATCAATACTTTGTTGATAGTTTTCAGGACAGATCCAAGGTAACATACAAACCTCAAAACCATTTACATTAATAGTTTTCGGCTCAGCAATAACTTCAATGTTACTATACTCAGTAAGCAATAAGTCAGGAGAGTTTACTTCATTAGTATTTTTATAATAAGTGTCATGATTACCAGCCAACATATAAACAGTAATCCCACGCTCTTCCAATTTATCGAAGAACATTTTTTTGGCACGATCGAGTGCGTAGAAGTTGACATATTTGCGTCTATCAAATGTATCACCAAGAATAAGAACAGTGTCAATGCCAGATGACTCAAGAGTAGGAAAGAAAGTATTGTCATAAAATTTTTGAAAGAAATCTAAGAAAGCAATACTGTCGTTACGTGCACCAAAATGCTGGTCTGTAATAATCGCTACCTTCAAATGAAACCTACCTTTCTATTACCTGCTTTAGTCATACCCTCAGTCTTTTGATTAAACACTTCTGCAATAGAATAAGAGTCTTTAATTTCTGGAAGAGTAACACCCAATCGTTTTGCTAGTTTCTCAGCATCACCATATGAAAGTGTATCAAACGTAACAATATCAAAACATCTTCCTGGACGAACCAATGCTGAATCAACATCACGGATAGATGGTAGGTTGGTAGAGAAAATCATTTTCTTACCTTTAGTTGTAACAAGACCATCACCTACGTTAAGGAAACGATGCATCATTGTATTGCCATCGCTACGAGATTTTAGGAATGTGTCAGAATCTTCAAGAACCATAATGTTATCATCGCTCTCAATAAAACGAGCAAAGAAACCATCCTTCTCAAGAATACCTGAGTCATATGAAACAATGGCTGAAGAGTTTGTGTGGGCAAGTAAGCCACGGATGAATGTTGTTTTACCAGTTCCAGGTGGACCAATTAATAACAAGATGTTCGCTGAGGATTGCATATAACGATCATAATAGTTACCAAGAGATTCACCATCTAGGAATGGATACATCTCATCAACAGGTAAACGATCGCGATTCAATGGCACGTTAACAGAGTTACCATCAGCACCATATACCCACTCGATATGAGAAGTCACAATATCAAATTTAGATTCAACCAAAGCAACGATTGCGTCAGCAAAATCAACATCACCAAAAGCACGAACAGTTGTTGTGTTTGAATTTACATCGAACTTGATATAATTGTTGGTTTCACGCTCAATGATAATACCGTTTGAAGAGTTGCCTTGAATGTGGAGATCTTTGCTGAATGTTTCTTCAGACCAAGATGCCCAATGCTCTCTATTGCAGAGAACAGTAGTCTCACGATGAATAGTTCTTTGACCCTCATCAACACGTCGCTTCAAGATTTCTGCAGTGATCAAGTCATCAAAATCAGATGCGCCAAGAAATATTTTATTGTCAGTAGTTTCATTCATAATTTTTTTCAAGTTAAATTCATTATCCCACGCTTCAAATGTGTAACGTCTTAAAGTTCGTTTATTTTTTCGGTTCTTGTTCCTGCGTATCGGAGGAAACTTCCGATGGCTCACCCTCGCAGCCGAGTTCAGTTCCGCTATCCAATCCGTTATCGATCGTGTCATCTATTACCTCATCATCTATAAAAGCATTCAATGTGTTTTCCATTTTTTTCTTGGCAGCTTTTTCTTTTTTCCTGCCGATGAAATCATCGAATGTATTGTTCTGTTGCATAAACTCAAGATATGCATTATGAAACTCACCACTTTCGTCTTGTTCTTGAAGTTCAAACATTTCAAAAGGCATATTCTGAATCAACTTACCTTTAATATAAGACTGCTTCTTTTCTTTAGCGATCCTACGTAAAAAAGCATAGTAAATAATTTGTGTGAAGTAAGCGAATGGATTGCTAGATTTATTTGGATCAAAGTTATCAATATACTGAATACAGTTTTCAATCCCATCAAGAATCATATCATCACGATACGAGTAATTAATAAAATTTGGTTTATATGATAAGTGAGTTGCTATCTTTAAAATACATTCACCGATATAATTACTAATGACTGGTTTAGGTAAACCATTCTCTTCAGCATGTTTAACTTTTGCTTTCATCTCAACAATCGCTGCGAGAAAGTCTTTATTGTTTACGTAATGAGCCATAGCATTTAGTGCTTCCTTTAATTATCAACATATCGCTAGTATACCCTATAAAAACAAAAAAAGCAAACTTAGTTTAACTTGCATTTTGCAGTTATTTAAATTTGCCTTTACACTCGAACATGGGTATAATAAACCATGTCGGGTTTGATATAAATGATTAGTGTCTAGTATCGTTTCCTTCAACAAACCAATTCGGTTCAGGTTCTTCTGTTTCTACCTCTGCTTCGATAATCCCCTGCAGCATTTCTATTCTACGAATTGCTTCTTCTCTAGAAACCTCCCCCTCGTCTCCCCAGTCTAAGTCTTCAGCACGTTTCTGTGTTCGCAACGCTGGACTGTTTTCGTGTTCTTTTACGATTCGAAGATAGTGCGGGATCATTGTTCGCAATAATGGTTTGATGAAAATAATATTTTTCTTTTCTATATCAAAAACATTATCACCAGTAAATTGACAATAAGGGTGAGCCGTAACGTGCTCTCTACCTTCACTAACAACAGGTATAGTCCTGATGATCATTGGGTCTATGATTTGAATGTGTGTGGCGTCTTCTTGTTCAAGAATTCCCATAAGTTGTTCACCAGTGTTTAATTTAAGCACTATATACGATTCGTTATTAATCAGCATAAATCAACCTCGACCAGTTTGATTTTAAACTCTTCTTCAGCGTAAGTTTTATAACGCTCTGCTGCATGATTCAAAGTATGATTCTTCCATGACTTCCAATGTAGGTCATCAGCAAGGTCAAATAGATTACAAACAGTTTTGCCATCTTTTAATCTTAATCCACGACCAATACTTTGCAGGTTACGAATCTTGGATTTACTTGGCGATGCAAAAATGACATTCTCGAGAGACGGTATATTGATTCCAGTGGAGAATGTGCCAAAACTAGCAATAATAATAGCATCGCTTTCGCCTTCTGTAATGTGACGAATTGCTTCCCTATCAGTAGTCTCAGTTCCACCATAAACAAAAAATACTTTTCTTTTATCATGCACCTTAGATTTAATAAGTTCGTAAAGAACCTTGCCATGCTTTTCAACGTATTGAAAAAGGACTAGCGTATTTCCTTTAGAATTTACTGCCAAGTTTCGGATAAACTTATTTCTTGGTTCACAAGATACTAGCCAATCCATTTCTTCTTGGTACGTTTTATTTTTACGTTCCTTACGAATCTCTTCATTATACTTCAGTAGTACACACATTATATTTAGGTCAGCGAGCTTCCCACTATCCATCAGCTTCTTAGTAGTGGTGACCCTATGCACTGGACCAAATACACCTTCAAGAACTAATTTATGAATCTTCTTATTATCAAGTGTTCCTGTTGTGCCAATGCGATATTTAATTGAGTCCATCTTTTCCATAACCCCAGTGAGGGATTTTGCTTTAAACTGATGGGCTTCATCGCCAAAAATAACATTGAATTGTTTGAACCAAGATTTTGGTTGAAGATAAACTGATTGCCAAGTTGTAATTAAAACATCTTTGGTAATTTCTTTAGTGAAACCACTGTAAAGTTTTTGGCAATGTTCTTTAACTGGCCAGCCATTTGCGCTTGAATAATCTTCAAAGTCAGTATATAATTGTTCAACTAAAGAAGTTGTTGGAACTATAATAATACATCTACGATTATGTTCGAGATGCCATCTAAGGATTGAATAGATGATTAAGGATTTACCTGACGCTGTTGGCGATAAGAGTAATACTCGCTCATCATTGATTGCTTTATGGATTGCATCACATTGGTAGTCACGTACTGTGATTGGTTCGTTTCTTGATTGAGGATTGAGTGTTTCGACCCATCGCTCAACGTCACCGTAAACGATACTATTTTGTACGAAGTCTTCGGGATTAACATATTGTATTTCATAGGTATTCCTTTCAGCAAAATCTTTAACATAATTAAGTAAACCAATATAAAGTGTTTTACGTATTACATCGTATAAACGAACTTTACCATCCCAGAGCCTTGCTCTAAACTGTGGTGTAAAACGTGCGCCTGGATATTCATACGTGAAGAAGTCACCCAATTCTTGTTCAATGCTTGGGTCAGAAAATATGCGAACATAGACTTCGTCTAATTTTTCAATTTTTAATATCATAAGGCATCTAAATTAAACGCTATTGAAAATCTATTTTTGTTAGAGTTATTTTTATTAGTCCAATGAATTTTATCTGAACTCCACCAATATATTTCTCCAGCCTGTGGATATATAACTTCACCTGTTTCAAATTCTATAGAACCAGAATTTTCAGGTACATCAATATAATAACATCCAGAAATTACTGGAACACCTGCAGGGTTTGGTTTATGGTTGTGTTTAATACCAATAGCATTTGGATGACATACATTAGCCCACACTCCACCAATTTTAAGATTATATGTATTAGATAAAAAAACTAATTGAGCATATAATGGAAATAAATTTATATTTTCGGTTAAAATTAAATCGTGCTGGGATCCGTTTTCTTTTGGTTTTTTTGTAAAAAAATTAACTCTACCAATAGGATCTTTTTTTATTAATTCTTCTAGATCGTTTAGTATTAATTTATTAACACCTTTACCACTTATAATATCTTTATGTATCATTACATTCCAGCGAGGAATTTCTTCCACTCAACAGCAGTTTTAATTTGCCAGTCTCTTGCTTTAATTTGACCAAGCACTGACTCTAAAAAATATATCATTGTTTCAAGATAATCAATTTTAATACGCAAAGTATTTAACTCAGTATCACCTTGGAGAAATTCATCCATTTCATTCTTCAAAGGTTTAACACCTTGCCACTGTTCCCATCCAAGTGTTATTAATTCATCACGTGACAGTTCACCACGATATAAACGAAATTTATTTTTACGTAGGATGTTATAGTCAGAACTCATCTTTGTATGTTTGAGTTTGACGTTGACAAGTATCTTTAAATACTTAGCGTGAAGTTTGGGGGTAGCTGTAGTGGTTTCGCCAAGATAATTGTCATCAATTTGACAATCGGCATCCCACTGTTCCTGCAATTGTTCTATATTCATAATAACCTCAAAATAACATTATACTATAACTCTGCAAAAAAGTCAAATTAATTATGCAAATTTATAGTGTCCGAATTTAAATGTTGCACTACCAACAAGATAGTTAACACCATCATTTGTAGAAGCAAAGGTAAGAGTTTCTAAAGATGTAGGAAAACAATCATAAAATGTAACACTTCTAATAGGATTGTTATTAGAATCTAATACTTGCAATGTAGCATCAGATAATGTTTTTGCAAGTTCACCGTATTGTGTTTGATCGTTTGCTAACAAAGTTGTATATTGAGTATATGATTCAGGGAAACCTAAAGCAACAATCCAATTATAGATTACATTATAATTTAACATTTCTTCATCAATCAAAAACTGAACCGTAAGTGGATCATACGAAAGCGTATCTCCAGGTAATGGTTGAGTTGAGAATGGTGTTGAGAAACTAGGATCGCCTAACATAATACCAGGAATAACTGCTTGCTGGCAAAAGAATGTAACATTTGGCACTTTAGAAATGCTAAAGTTGAAGCCATTTGGCGATAGAGGATTTAATCCAGCTGGAATAGAGATAGTCATATTATTATTTAGGAAGAAAAAAAAGGGAACCGAAGTTCCCTTTTTAAATTACCGCTTCTATGTCGGCTTAGTAGCCAACCTAATATTACATTAGGTTAGTAACCTTAACACGACGGTAGTAGTAGTTCTCGTTAGCAGTTAGACCGCCAGTACCATCCAATGAAACGAATGGGTTAGCAACCATACCATAACGAGTCTTGAAACCAATC